TTGTTGGCCCCCTCCATCCGCGATCGCGTCCATCCGCGCGTTGAAGTCGTCGACAGTGAGACCGAAGCCTTTCGCCAGGAATCCAGTCATCGAGTCGAGGATCTGTTCTGTTTGTTGCGGGCTATAGTTGCTCATCCCGCGTTCAAGGATGTGTGGCAGGAAGTCCGGGAGGTGAGTTGAGGCCAGACCGTAAGCCAACTGAGTGTAGTGCGCCTGGGGAATCTTTTGCATCTCCCCTCGCCAGTCCCAGTTTCTGGCCGCTTCCGGCGTCGGGTCATCGATGACGATCGCAGATGTCAGACGCGCTTCGTGCTCAGCCAGCTTCGGCTCGAGTTCTCCGATTTTCGTCTTGTAGGTCTCGACTTCCGTCTGAAGGGCGGCGAGATCTGGAGTGGTCTGACCCTGCTCTCCACTCTGTTCGCCACCTTGAGCTTCCTGCTCTTGTCCAGGCTGCGCGCCACCATCCTCGGCACCCGATCCTGAGTCGGACTGCCCTTCGCCTCCGGATACACCGCCGCTTCCGCCGCCTTCATCGGTGGCGCCGCCTGCACCACCCAGGTTGGAAGCGTCTTCAATCGTCAACAAGTGTCGCGGAATCCAATCCCAAATGCTTCTCATCGCTCTCCTTTTTTCACGGTAGCGGCGCGAACCTTTGCCAGATCCACAGCCGTAGCGTTTTTCTCTTTGGCCAAATTGTGCTCGTGCTCGCGTTGACGCTCTTCGCCCGCAAATTTGTCAGCACGCTCAGCTCTATTCTGTTCGTCGTTCGCTTGTGCTTCCTGCCCTCTGGCCTCTGCCTCTTGCGCGGCCGCTGCTTCTTGCGCCGGTGCATTCGCCTCCATCTCCATAGACGTTGACTGCACCTGACTCTGCACCATCGCCATCTTGTGCTCTTCGATCCGTTGCACGAGCGCGATCTTGAGCGCGTCGGGAAATCGGATGCCTTCATCCTCTTGCAAAATCTTCTGGATGTAGGCGATACAAACTGGATGATTCTGGACCGTGGGCAAAACCGGAGCTGCGGCCAGGATCGTCATCACAGCCATCTGAGGATCCACCATCCCCTCCTGGCCCATCTGCTCCATCGCCTCTTTCATTCTTTCAAGCTGCCACCGACAATAGCGTTGGCTCACATCCGAGTCATCGGCCGCAAGCGAGATATTGAAGGCCTCTTCGATCTGCTCTCGAAGCCGGGGGGCCGCCATCACAACCTGAAGACCGCCCATCACCCCGATCAATTCGAACGCGGCTTTCAGGTCGGCCTGATACTCCATCTCTCCCCGGGGAAGCCACGAACGTGGACGGGACGACACGACATACTGCCCGTCGATGTCGGAGCCCATAAACCATTTCATCTCCATCTCACCCGTTCGGCCCATCAACGGCATCGGACGAGATTCGCCGGCGTTCTCGCGAAACATCTTCAGCACGCCCCTAGCCCACCTAGCCCTGAAAGCCGCATAGGGAGCCAGTTCCACGGCGCGCTGATTTCTTGCACCCTGATTCATCAGGCTAGCTTCGGTCGCAGTCCCGCCGCCTTGCGTGTCGGCAGCACCAAGCGAGGTCGGGAATGCCTTAAGCTGATATTGAATCGCCTGCTGATCCTCCTGCTCCGACTCAAACACCTCACGACTAAGCTGGGGGCGCTCCAGTGCTGTCACGACTCCGCTGGGCCCGGTCAATGGTTTGTCGATCGGCCAGTTCGGCTCAACTGGAATCCGCTCAAAGGGGATGCCATGGGGTGCGCCGCCCTTCAGATACCTACCACGGTAGATCATCCCCGACCCGACGTTGTAGCGAATGTTAGCTTCCTTGAGCGCCCGCTTGAGATTGATTCCTCGTTGGGGATCGTTGACGTCCTCGATTCCGTCTCCCCAGGTCTGGGAAGGCACGGGATAGCGCTGGCAGTGAAAGAGGCGATCGATGAAATCCTCGTCTCTGAAATCTATCGGCTCACCGTCCACCAGGCAGGAATACATTCCGCTCTTAAAGACGTCGCCAAACTTCGTGTTGGCAGGTATCTCAATCGGATTCTCCGGGTTGCCCCATTTCTCGTCCTGCGGAGATGTTACGTTCGAATACCAACACGGCTTGAACCACCAGAGCTGAACGATCAGCACTCGCGGGTTGCCGCCGCCTTCTCGCTGATAGGAGATGCGACCGGTTGAACCGGTGCCCGTCGCGGCCTGTAGTTTTTGTTCAACCAAGACCCCGCCATCGGCGCTCTTTCCTCTCGGATGTTCAGAGTTCCACCAGGGAATGACTTGCTTAACCTCTTCGGGCCGCATCTGAAACTGGATCTGCACCCACGAGGATTGTTCGAAGTCTCCTCCGAGAGAGTCACATCGCACCTGATAGCCGGGGATTATGTCGGTCTCGACGTCTCCGGCTCGCACCTCTTCGTGCCCAACAAACTGCGGGGCGACCACGGTAGGCGCTTCGTTGATCTCTGCCGGACTCCCACAGTAGGGACACATCCCTTCGACCAGTTGTTCCGGCGTTCCTGATTCCTGGCATTGAGGACAGGTGTAGGTATCGGGTCCTGTCTTGACTTCGGCGTCTTCGTACTTCGGACGAAGAACTATAGGGCCGCCGTTGGGATTCCAGCGGATTCGGCGGATTACATTCCCACAGAACTGGCCGAGCTTGTCCTCTCGAATGAGAAATGTTTCGGTCTCAGTCGTGTCCTCGTAATAGTCCAACACGTAGTTCGCCGCTTCCGCCTGGCCCTTTGCCTTCTCATCGGCCTTGTGCTTTGGAAGAGGGATGACCTGGAGATCCGATCGGCTAAGACAGCCCTGTGCGGTTACGGCATCCGAGTTTGGCCGGATGAAATTGTAGACCTTAAGCGGGAAGGGTTCATTCTTGGCGTTCTGGACCAGTGGGCGCCATTGAAGATCGAACGTCGACACTCGGCCGAGCTGCTGGCCGCGGTACATCAGTTCGTTGGTGAGAGCCTTTGCGTGCCGCTCTCGCCACGAACCATCTTGCTCGCGGCTGAGCCGGCTCGTGATCTGTTTCACGTAGGTAGGAAAGGGCGGATAGCTCGGCGGGACAGAAACGGAGTGCTCCTGCCGAGTCTCTACCGGTGTCATTTCTGGGGCGAGTAGCGGACTAGCCATTCTTCTTCAATTCGTCAGCGAGTTCCAAGATTGGTGTATAGGCGGGATCGTACTGCGCGGCAGTCGCGTATTCCTCGTAGATCAAAGGATTCTTGGCGGCCTGCTGAGCGCGTTCTTCTATTTCAGCTTGCTCGTCGGCCCTTACCAGTTGTTCGAACGTTGAGGCTACCATTTCCGGACTCGGGTTTGGATCCGTCTCAGGTGTTGACGGGGATTGCCCTAACTGCTTCTCGAGGAGCTTGTCCCGAAACCAGTCGCGCTCGTCACGCGTCCGGTCCAGCTCGCTGCGCGCCTGCTCGACTGTCCGGCCCAGCTCCTCTCGAAGCTGGGCACAGACAGCGCATAGGCGACGACGCTCAAGCCACTCAAAGAACCAACGCATCAGAACCCCGAAGGTTGCGGCTGGATGAACTCCGGCAGCATAAACTTGTAGTCGGCCGTGAGTGTGGTATCGAACGTGGTGAAGATCGCGAGCAAACCCACGACGGTTGTCAGCGCCGCAATCGCGCCAATAGTAGTCACGCCGTTCTCCAACACGTAATCGAAGATGTCGGCTAACTGCCGCGCACGATCTGCTGGCACGTCCTTGAGCGAGCCCGACGTGCCCCCGGTCGCGATGTTGGATCTGATCAAGGCCCGTGTATTCCAAGCTGCTACGTCCGCGTCGACCAATCCGAAGCCCTGCAGCTCCAGAGCGGCAGCGTACCCCATGCGATTGGCTTGTGTTTCAGTTGTTCCAGGCATTACTCGTCACCCCCTTCTGTCGAAACTGCTGCGTCCGCTGCTACCAGAGCCGCGACGATCTTCTCCGCTGTCGGCTTCCCGATTCCCGGAATGTCGGTCAGAGTATCCTCTGCAATCCTCTTGCGGAGCTGGTGAAAGGTACGCACATCGCCCGCGTCGAGCGCGGCTCGGGCTGGGAAGTCGTCAGGTAATGAGCCCTTGGCTTCAGCCTTCGGTTCAGGTTCCGAAACCGGTTCGGCTGCCACCTCGGGCTTCAGCGCGGCGATTACATCGGCACGCCCCTGTGCGTCGAGTGCGTGGTATGCCGCCATAATGCGCGGTGCGTTATTCAGATCGCTGTCATCCTCGCGGAGTTGAGGGCCGTCCTTTTCTTGCTCCATCGCTGCAAGCAAGCCCGCTTTGCTGCCAGATTGCACATTCTCCAATCGGTTCAGTGCATTGATTACGTCCTTCGCTTCAATCATCGTCGTCACCTCCTACCGTTCGTTTGCCGATCTTCAGCTTGGGAGCCGAAGTCGGCAGTAAGTCCCCGACTGACTTGAGCATCACGCTCTTGTCCGTGTACACCGAAGGAGTCGTTGGTTCCCAGCAGCAGACCGACTCGCCCTTCTTGTTCTTCTCGGGCTCGCGTTCGACATCGACCGTCCAACCGCCGTGCGCCACCTGAATGCGAATGCTCCTCACTGCTCGTTCTGCCATCAGTACTCCCCCTCAACTCTTCGCTTGCCAATCTTCAGCGATACCTTGCGCTTTTCCGACTTCCCGGTGACCGGCTTATCAGGATGCTTGCTGTTGTAGATCCGAGCGGCCTTGCCCTTCGCGGCTTTGTCATCCATTCCGTCCGCTTTGAACTTATCGCGCATTGTTGTGTACTGCTTTGGCATTGGCCTTACTCCTTGGCGTTCGTTTGATCGTTATCGCATACACGTAACCATCGTCCCTCATCCCGGCGACTCTCAGCACGCTTTCAGTGACGCTCTCTTCCCATTCACCCCCACGCGCGTGACGAACCATTTCCTGTGCCGACTCTATGATCTTCCACTCACGCGCGGTTGGTTGTCTCACATTTCCCCCAACGCGCCACCATAACTCGGAGCCTTGTCCTCTTCGTTTGCGATCGCTCGAGCCCAGTACTGCCGCGAAGTCACCCAGGCCTCTTGAGCGCGCTGCTCCTCAGGCATCTGATCAGGCGGGAACCTTCGATTGACCTTTAGCGCTAAGCGCTCCTCTTTAGTCAACGGCTGGATCCCCGGGAAGAGCTTGCCGGCGATCGCTCGCCCACAGTCGACCATATCGTCGAAGATCTTTGGGGAGTCCTTTTTCTCTGCCCCCTGGGCAGTGTCCGGCTTGCGGAACGCCGGATACTCGGCCCGCGTCCGCGCCTGGCCTCGCTCATCGAGCGCCGGCTTCACCTTGACCTCGCCGATCTCGTAATCCCAATAGAGCTCGCCTTGACCTTTCGCTACGAGCCAGAATGCCCGCGGACACCCAGGCAGCTGTTCGCCAGCTTGCGGATGCCCCTCCGGCCACACGTTGAACGGATGAGGAATCTCCGGATCGATCGTCAGAAAGTTCTGCGTATGCAGGATCCCCTCACGCGCCTCCGCAGTGTTGATGCCTTGAAACATCAAAGCGTTTCGGCCAGCAAGAGGCATATCGGTTTCGTACCCCTTTACGATCTCCGGCCGTTCGTGACTCGCAAGCCTCCACATCATCCGCGACTCTTCATCCCACGCACGCTCAATGTTCTGAATCGCAATTCCAACTCTGATAGCCGACGGACCAGCGCGCTCATCGTTCTCGATGGCTGGAAAGCTCGGCCAGCACATCTCGCGGTAAAAGAAAACGAATTTGTTCAGGGGCATTCCTTCGGCTGGCTGCCAGAGCCACGCATTTGCACAAGGATGCTTGTGATTGTTGCCCCAGTCCTGAGCCTGTGCGGTGTACCCTTTCGATGGAAGCCGCGGCTGCCCGTTCGCGTCATACAGTCGCCAGTCTTCGCCGTACGTCTTCTTCATCTCGCGAGCGAAGTAAGCTGCGAATCGGTCCCAAGTCACGAGGTGGTACTTCTCGTCCCACATCGGGTATTGAGCGTCCGGATAGGGCCGGTCGAGATTGTGTTGGTACTCGCGCTCCCACGAATCCATTCCGACGACATTCAGCGTCGCCTCACACGCGGAGAGCGGTAATCCGTCCCAGGACGCCTGGCCCTTGATTGCCCAGCGGTCTTCTTCCCGCGCGTAAACCGGCTGTCTAACCGCAGGGATCGGACCGATGACTTTTCGTTCGGAGAGCACGTCGGTCTTACGGGTCAGAATCCGATTCAGCACCGAGTCTCGATGAATCGGATTTTGATCGAAGACGACAACACAATCGGCCGATCGGGTCGCCAACACAGACGATGACAACGCCGTAACCAACGAGTCCACCATCCCGGGACTGTCTCCATCATCGTCAACGTCAGTGATCCAAATGAAGTCAGGGCGATACTCCTCCAACCCAACCCCGCGTTGCGCAGCCAGCAGACTGAAGCTCTGTAGGGTCCAGCCGTCGTCCGTAGTTAGCTGCGTGCGGTTCCACGACGACCTTACACTTCGATCACCGAGCTCCCGCACTTGCGGTCGTGACATACCGGGATAGTACTGGGCGACGTTTGATGCCAGCAGCATCGAGTTGACCCGCCGAATATGCGTGTCGCCCTGCGGTATCGTGCGCGTAATTACCAATCCAAACTTGCGCCGGCCGCGGGCCCCCAGCGCGACGGCAAGTCCCGCCGCAGACGTGCTCTTGTTGCCACCTCGATTGACCATCCAGAGGCACGATGACGGCGAGGGTAGGGTCCCGCGCTCAATGTTCCAGCCCCACCGGAAGAACTCGTCGTGATGCGGGGCGAACTGCCGATCATCGGCCGTGCGGAAGTGCTTCGGCAGGAGGGCGTGAAGCCACAGCCGGTGGTCGGCTTCGATTTGCGGCTTCGTGTACTGCTGGCCCTTGCTGGCGCGGAAGGCTGCGGCGACTCTCTGTGCTTCGGCAGCCCATTCGGGATCGAAGTCCTGGCACGCGGGGTGATGCTCGCGAGTCATGTCCACACCCGTCCAGTCTAGGCTTGCACATCTGCAGGGCATATTTGTGTTGTTAGCCGATTTTCCCGAGTTCTAAGACTTCGGGCATTTGGGGAGCCAGATAGCGGATCGCGTCCTCGCGCGTGCCACCGGTCGCATCTTGCCAGAGCTTGATCGCGGCATCTACGCGGCGCTTATCGTCGGCGGGGTTCGCCGCCGGTTGCCTCTCGATTCCGAGCACCTTGCACAGTTGCGTAGTCGCCGCGAGCGCGTTGTGAAACTCCAGCTCAGTGATCTCAACAGGAGTCGCGTTCTGGCCTTTCCCTTCGGTGTAACGCTTGATGCGGATTTTACGGACCAGGTGCCCGAGATTCTTCTCGCGAAGGAGCTTGATTTGGGGACTGTCGGAGTCTTCAAAGGCGTCGAGGATGTCGGCCCGCGAGATCGCGACCAGGCGCCCAATTACTTCCTCCGTCTCGACATTGGCCTGCGCCCTCATCGCGGCTATCCGCTGCTTGATCTCGTGATGCTGGAGGTTCTTTCGACCGATTGATGTGAGCGCATCGTCGTTGCCCTCGTATCCCGCCAAGCGTGAGGATTCTGTCAAGTTCCCGGTCTGCAGCCAGAAGTGGTACCAGCGCTCTTGCTTGAGCGAGAGGTCCTCGCGCGGGCTCGGGGTCTTCGCCCCGTTGCCCTTCTTGTGGCCGTTGCCATTTGTGCCGTTTTTCTTCGCGCTCATTGGGTAATTCAGTACTTTCCGCCCAGGGCGATGCACGCGTTCGCGGTCATCACCGATTCTCGCAACAACCGGATCGCCGCGGTCTGATCGGGGCCCGCCGGTGTGTTCTCAAGAATCACCAGCCCCAGCTCTTTGGCTTTATCGCGAATCGCCTGATACTTCGGCAGTTGCTCTGAAGATGGCGAGTGGTAAGTGAAAATGTCGTCGATCGCTTCTTTGGTCAGTCCTGGCATTGAATCCCCCTCATCACGATTCCGCCCTCTGGAAACTCATAATCTTCAGCCAAAGAAAATGCACGGCCCTGAGTGCGTACAGGTCCGCCTGTGGAGGGCTCACTACTTCGAAACGAAGCCCGTCCGTGATCGGCCAAGCTCGCAGCCACTTACCCACTCGGCCAACTCCGGTCTTCGAGGACCGAATGAGACCGAGATCACGATAAAGCACGAAATTGCCGACAGATACGGTGTGCCGCGCGGAGTTTGGGAGGATGATTGTGAAGGTGTTTTGGGAATGCTCTGCCATCAAATGCGCCGACGCGACGCGGACTCGGTTCGATAGTGAAGCGTTCACACTGCGTCACGACCATAAACCCCAACAGTGTTTTTTGTCAACAGAAATCAAGGGGTGCCAGCGGGGTGCCACACCCCAGAGAGTCAAAATCCGACCAAATCCGAGACTCATTGCACCCGCTGATCACTGGCTCCACTTGCGCGGGAGTTAAAGCAGACAGAAACGTGCAGCGGCCCGGGCGAGAACTGCTTAACCAAAAACCAGAAGGCCCAGCAACGCGGTTAACGTTGCTGGGCCTGATTCAATTCTCAAAGCGAATCCCCGCGAAAACGGCACAAATCAAAAGAGCGGGGTTTTAGTTGCAGTAACAATCCGTCTGCATTTGGCCTTCCTGCAACCTGCAGGCGTTTTCTTCCTGGCATAGGAAGCACTCGGTTAGAACGTAACACTGAAACTGGCCGCCTCCCCCGCCTACGCATCCAGAATAGTAGATGTCGGCATTGTTTTGGGCCTGTGACCAGCAATCCATCGGGGTGATCCCTCCCCGTTCCTTACGTTCCTGGCGCTGCTTCATGAACTTGTGAAACTTCTCCCATTGCTCCGGGGTGATCGACTTGCGGGCTTCCTCTACCTTAGCTTGAAGCTCGACCGAGCCTTTAACGAGCT